CTGTATCCAAGTCTTTCAGTAACTCCAGTATAATCATCATTAATTTCGTTTGTTAAGATTGAAGATCCGGGTAAGGATGCTTCAGTGCAAAGCAAATTAAGAACAGTACCAGAATTGTTATCATAATAATATTTACGAATTTCTGGAACAGATGGTGGATTTATACCACACTCAAAATGCGATGTTAATGAAGGTCTTAGTAATCTTGAAATTACCAAATCATTTGTGATTTTTCTAGGAGCTGCCCAATTAAATCCAGATGATGCTGGAGTTATTCCGTTTCCTGGACTTGTTCCACTTCCGGAAGTTGTTGGGTTTGATGGAAGAGGAACTCCAGGTGCTGGTTGTGGACTTGAAAAAAGATTTTTAACTATTTGTTGAGATATTGGATTAGGAGGCCTAGTATCAGCAAGTCCTGGAGGAGGTGCGTCGAATGCCATCTATAAATACTTTTACTGTTATATTATGTATGCTGGAAAATGGCAGAAAGTCTTAAGAGTATCTACAAACCATCTTATCCGGAAAAATATAAAGGTGATGCAAATAATATAATCTGTAGGAGCAGTTGGGAGAGACGTTTTTGTCATTACTGCGATAATAATCCAAGTATTATTTCTTGGGCATCAGAAGAGTTTTGCATTAGTTATGTATCTCCCGTAGATGGAAGAATACATCGTTACTTTCCAGACTATCTGATTAAAGTTCAAAAGTCATCAGGTAAGATAAAAACTTATGTAATTGAAGTGAAACCAAAGAAGCAAACAGTTCCACCAAAACAAAAATCAAGAGTGACTAAATCTTACCTACACGAATGCAGAACTTATGCAGTCAATCAAGCAAAGTGGAAAGCCGCGCAAGAGTGGTGTGCAGATAGAATGTTAGAATTCAAAGTCATTACAGAAGAAGAGTTATTCTAATGGCAGAAGGTTTTGGAAAATATGTCGAAACAGGAACAGCAAGAACCAGAGAACTTTTAAAAAGAATTGATAAAGAAGGTGCTACTGATCCTGAAGATGTAATGATGATAATTATTGATATCTTTAAAGAAGAGGTATTATATCCAGAACCTGGAAAGTTTTATACATTTATCTATAGTCCAAAAACTCCTGATATTGAGTATGATCAACATCCGTTGATTGCTTGTACAGAGTTATTGAAGTGGGGATTTAAAGGTATCAATTTTCATTGGAGACAATCAAGACAATACACCTGGGAAGAAGTTGCAGGAAAACTTCACGTTGTTAAGTATAATGAGTTAGATGAATTGGTTTCGTTGCAGTATGGAAAATTCCGTCTAAATAAATAAAAACTCCTTATCAATGTCTCATACTCTACGAACAACTGAGATATTCATTCCTCTTGTAAATGGAAGGAAGTTCTGATGGCAACAGGATCTATTACTAGAAATTATACAAATACTACATACTATTTTTTATCTCAAGGTGCTGATAAAGAGACTTTAATATATCAACAAATAGAAAAAAGTGAGTTTGATAGAATTAGAAATAACACATATCAAGATAGTTTTAATGGAGAAGTGCAAAGTGTAGAAGGAAACACCTATACAGATACTTTAAATGGAAAAAATTATGCTTTTGTTGGATTTTATGATGCCAATGGAAATTGGCAATCAACTGGATTATCATCAACAGAATCTCAGTATGGTAGCGTAAGCAACTCAATACAAAATGATAAAGATTTAAAAAAACTTTTAGTTGGTTCTTCAAATACATCACCAACTAATCCAAATCAACCAGGAACACCAGGAACTTCAACACCAACGCAATCACCAAACAACAACCAAAAGACACCAACACCACAATCCTTAGTTTATCCTATAGCAATGATAAGCACTCAACAAGATAGGATAAAGTTTACTGCAGTTACTTATGTACCAAGTGGAAATTTACAAACTGGACAAATAACTTCTCCCAATAGAACATCCACTACAGGAAAAACACAAGTGGGACCTACAGTATTTTTACCCGTTCAGTCAGGAATAAGTGATGCTAATTCTGTAGATTGGCAGGGAGCAAATTTAAATGAAATTGATAGACGAATAGCAGATCTTTCTGGTGGATTAATGCAAGCCAAAAATATGGAAGAAATTGGAACAAAACTTGGAAAGTTTGCAGATGTAACCGCCGATTTAATTAGAAATTATGGCAATGAAGCAAGGGCTTATCTTGCAGGAGAAGCAGCTAGTGTTCAAAATCTTCTTGGTAGATTTGGTTCTGTTTTAAACCCAAACCTAGAACTTCTTTTCACTGGACCACAATTAAGACCTTTTGAATTTAGTTTTAAACTATCTGCAAGAGAAAAAGATGAAGCGGATACTATAAGACAGATTATAAACTTCTTCAAGAAAAATATGGCAGTTAAAAAAAGTAGTGACGGAGTTTTCTTAAAATCTCCAAATACATTTTTTATTGAATATATGTATAAAGGTAAACCTGGACACAAAGGTATTAATAAAATTAAAGAATGTGCTCTTACAAACTGCTCTGTTGACTATACTCCCCTTGGAACTTATATGACTTATGAAGATGGTACTATGGTTTCTTACACCTTATCACTACAGTTTCAAGAACTTGTACCAATTTATGATGAAGATTATACTGATCCAACTCAAATAGAGTACTAAAATGACTAAGCCATATTTCAGACAAGTTCCTAACTTTGAGTATGTCTCCAGAAATCCAGGAGACAAATACATCTCGGAGTATATTCCTGTTAAAAATCTTTTCAAGCGTGGAAAATTAAGGGAAGATATTTTTGGTGATCTTGCATTCTTTGAAAAGTATTCAATCATTGCAGATGAAAGACCAGATAATGTTGCTTATAAATTTTATGGAGATTCAACATTAGATTGGGTTATTCTTCTTTCAAATAACATTCTGAACATTCAATCAGAATGGCCAATGACGCAAAGAACTTTTGATAAGGTTATGTTAGAAAAGTATGGATCTTATGAGGAATTATATTCAGGAATTCATCACTATGAAACGGACGAAATCAAGAACTCATTAGGAATTACTGTATTAAAATCAGGAATTACAATTAGTCCAACTTGGAAAACTAACGGCAACTTTTTAGAAATGGACTCTTCTAAAATTGGTACTATTTTTTCTGGAGATACTATCACACCTTCAACAGAAGTTACTGTTTATTCTGAAAAGGAAATTCCAAACCTAGGAGTTGGAAGTCAATTTACAATAACAAATGTTGTAGAGAATGAATACAATGGAACTCATATAGTTAGTGAAATTATTATCCAAGGAGAAACTGGAGCAATAGCATTCAAATATAATTTACCTTCTATTCCAAATATAGCATTTCCAACATTAGCGGATCCAAAGAAGGAAGAGATTTTATTTACAATTCCAGAATCATCTACTATTGTTGGAAGTTCTTATTACTACGAATACTGGGATGCTGGTCTTGGATATTCTGTTTTAATTCCTTCAACTGCATTTGTAAAAGCAGTTACTAACTATGAGCACGAATTACGTATAGAAGAAGCAAAAAGAAATATCTACTTGCTCAAACCAAGATATCTAAACGTAGTCTTTAATGATATGGATGATATTATGCCATATAAAAAGGGTAGTGTTCAGTATAAGAACACTACCCTTAAAAGAGGTGATAATATCAGACTTTATGAATAATCAGTCATTTGCTAGTTTTGAAAAATAAGCAAGTGCATCATCTTCGTCATCATCATCTGAAGTAATCTTAGGAAGTGAAGGAGACTTACTGCGATTGTAAGACTCTTCAAGTTCTTCCATCACTTTACTTTCACGACTTGGAGTTTGAGTATAAGATTCAAACTCATCTTCCTGCTCAACCACTGCACGAGACTTGGTAGGAGTATTAGTTCCACCAAGACCTAGAACATAATTCATACGCTTTTCAAGATCTTCATAGGTCTTGAATTGATCAGGAGCAGTTACTGCAGATAGAGAATACTCTTTCTTCCAAAGTGCTTCCAGAGCATCGTCATCATCCAGTAGAGGTGCTACACGATCAAACTCAGACTTATCGTAGTTCCAATAACCATCCTTCTTCACGATCTTGATCTTGAAGTTAGCACCCTGCCAGAAATCAAAAGGATTGATCGGATCTTCATCATCAAACTCAGGTTGCATAGCATTCAGAATCTTATCAAAGATCTTCTTACCATACTTAAACAGGAATACCTTACCTTCGTTTTGAGGATTAGCAGGATCCTTTACAACATAAACATTGGAATAGTAAGACAGTTTACGCTTCTGCTTACGAACAGTTTCTTTATCCTTTTCGCTACCGCTGTTCCACAGTCCGCGATTATATTCACTCACAGGATCTTTTTGACCAACGGTAGTGAGTGAGTTTTCAATATACCAACCACCAGGACCTTGGAATGCATGAGAATACATTTTTGCCCAAGGAAGTTCTTCACCTTCTGGTGCGGGCAGGAAACGAATCACTGCAGAACCAACACCAGTTTTATCCATTTCTGGTTTCCAGAAACGGTCATCAGGACCAGTAGAAGTGGTACTCATTTTTTCTACTTGCTTCACAAGTTTCTCAGTCAGTGAACCAAGCGAAGATTGCTTTTTAAGATTTTGAAATGACATTTGGATTACCTCGTATTAGTAGGATTTGGCTCTTGTGTACTTCGTTATTCTACAGGTCAGAACCTGTTTTGTCAATCTGTTCTTTCATTACATCAAGCATTCTTGACATATTATTGAGAATGATATTCATATCAGTGCCAGGAGGCATTCCCATCATAACTGCAGATTCAACAACTCTTTCTTTCATATCAACTGCTTCTGGATCATCAGATAAACTTAGTCTTGTATAAAGAACTTTTTGCTTATCTAAAAGTCTCTCTAGAACTTCAACGTGTTCCAGTTTCTCTTCTTTACTCATCGTAGGAAACTTAAAAATGTTCCCATAGATTTGCTCTTGAAGTTCTGCAATCTCAGTCATCTCTGCACGGACGACTTCGGAACTAAAGAAACTCATTGATCCTCCAAAATAATATCTTTCAAGATTTTACGAAAACGAAATACGTCAATATTTAGGAATGGATTATACTTTTTAATTCTACGACTAACGGTTTCCCACACTGGATCTTGAAGTTTTTTATCAAAATTTTTTGAATAAGCAAAGATTTTATCAAACAAAACCATTGTTTCCAAAGAGACCTGTCCACTTAGATATCTCTTTAGAAGAACTGGATGTCCTTTAGAACATTTAAAGACATCCTCAAATTTATTTTCTTCAAATAATGTTTGACTTTCTTCTTTAAAAATATAAGACAATGATTGTATTTTCTTTTGCCAATTTTGATATCTTGCTTCTCCTTCTTTCATCATCTCACCAATCCAAAGTGATTCTGGATCATTGCAAGATACAAAATTAGCAACAAAAAAATCTATAACTTCTTGATCCGATTTTTGTCGTGAGACCTTTTCAAACCACATCCTGTCCTTCCTTTTGTAAAAAGACTGAATTGTTGCACGACTTTTACCACAGTATTTGTGATAATCATAACTGTCTTTAGTGAAATGATTTTTTAAAGACAAATAACATTTATAAGCATCAAAAGGCATCATTCAAAAAAGTAATATAGGGAAATTTTTACCGGAATTTTTTCCGACCAAAAGTGAATTAAAAAATTAATTTTGCGCGGGAAGTTTTCTTGAGAAAGTTAAGTTCCATTGCTTCGTACTTAATCTTTTCCTTAAGAGGTTTTGAAATAAGTTTGGGAACAGATTCCAAATCAATATTGTTTTGCTCACAGAAATAAACAACCGCATCAATATAATTCATATCAGGATTTACCTGAACAAGACTTTCAATCTCCTGAGCAAACCGTGATGGGCAAAAGAATTTACTTTCAAGTACCTTTTCTAATTCATTCTCCATCTGACCTAGTATTGTGATGTACAAATTCTTTAATATAACGAACTAATAACTTAATATAATCTCCTTTGTTTCTTTTGTCAAATACCTTGACTTCTCCACCAGGAGTAACCATTAATGTGATAAGTTTTTTAACGACTTGTCCTGTACGTTCATAATAAGCAGCAGCATAAAATGTTTCTTGAACAAAGTAGTTTTCAAGCCATTCTTCCGGTTTAATTTTTTCAGAAGTTTTAAAGTCTATGACTGCAAGTTCTCCCTCATATTCCCCAATACAATCCACTCTACCAGCGAGTCCCAGATATTCGGAATATAAAGTCCTTTCAATTGCGTGAATATTATTTATCTTATCAAGATAAGGTTTTGCGTGATGAAACATAATCTTTGTAATTGGTTGATAGTTATTC